TAACCCCGCGCCGAGCACGTGAACCAAGCCGGGTCCGCGCCCGACCGTTCCGGCTGCACGATGCCGATGCTGCGCCAGGTGGTGCCGATCTTGATCTTGTCCAGCGGCGTTGGCTCGGGGATGGTGCGACCGGCGGCGTCTTTGGTCGGCACCTTCACGCGGAGGTCGCCAACGCGGATTAGGGTGCCGTCAATCAGGTCGGCGCGGAAGGAATCGACCATGGCGCGGCAGGGGTAATCCGCCTGCCAGGTCACGGACACGGCACCCCCAGCCCCGATGTCGGATGCCAGCACGGGCGAAATCGGAACGTCGGTGAATTTGCCAGACGCGGACATTTTGCGCGCTGTGACCGTGTAGTCACAGCCGCCGATGGTCAGCACGTCGCCCGCTTCGAGGAACCAGTTGCCCACGGGAGCCGTCAACGTGATGGTTGACGCACCGGCAAGGGCTGCGGTCGCAACGGTGATGGTGCCCGTGACCGGGTTCGTGTACGGAGATGCCTCGTCGGTCGAGGTCACCCGGCGAAACACAATCAGCGAGCCGACCTTACTGCACGCCTTGATGTAGCCGGCGGCGACTTTGGCGGAGATTTGTTCGGGGGTCATGCTACCAGCCTTTCGTCGCGCGCTCTTGATCGCAGAGCCACGCAACAGCGTTGTTGAGCATCCAATGCGCCCAGTGCACATCGCCCTGAGACGAGGCGACGTAAAGCGATCCATCCTCGCCAATGCCAACGACCATGCAGGCGCTTACCTTGCCCTTGGCAGCCTCAAGGATGCGCTCGGGCGTAATGTTCAGCGACGTTTTGCCGGGGAAGGTTACGACTTCAGCCATTAGAAGGCCCCCTCTTCCGCCACTTCGATCAGCAATCGGCAACGGCACATCGCGTGCGCCTTGGGCGCCATGATGCCGCCAATGGTGAAGGGCTCGTTGATCGGAACCGCACGAAGGTGCAGCGAGCCGCAGAAGTCACATTGACGCTCGTCCATGCGCGTGTACCAGCGTTTCAGCACCTGCGCATTCGTCGCCCGCTGCTCCTGCATCCCGCCCGCCATGCGCCCGTGCTGGACTGCATCCCACAGCACATCGCCGGCCAGATTGCCCGCCCGGTCTTTGCGCGCCAGGTCGGCCACGTCACGCAACATCCGGTCCAGCTTATCCGCCGCCATGCCAGAGCCGCGCGCCTCAAGCCACTTGTCGAGGATCGGCCCCATCTGGTTGGCGTTCAGGCCGACCACGCGGGAAAGCACGTCATCCATTGCCGAGCCGGTCACGCCATGCAGACGGCCCCATTCGATGGCCTTTTCAACGCCGCGACGGGTGGCCTCGGTCATTTCGCCCGTGACGGTTTCGCGGTATCGGCGCTGCATCTCCAGCGTGGCCGCGTCCAGGCTGTCGTAGCCCATCCACACGGCACGCGCCGCCTTGTCGAAGGCGTTGAAAGCAGGGTCAATCGCAGCGCCAACCGCCTGCCTGAATTCGTCCCACGTCACCGGAATCCAGTAGGTCACGGTTGTTACCTGCGGACGCAGTAGCAGGAGAGCGGCAAGCACACCAGCGGTTACGGCCTGTTGCTGTTCGGCGGCGGCTTTCTCGGCGGCGCGTTCGTCGCTGGTTATGGGTTCGTCTTCATCGGTCATAGAAGCGCAACTCCAAATCAGCGTCAGCCCATGCGCGCAGTTCCTCGCGCGTCACCCAGCCATGCACCTTGCCGCAGTCAATGCAGCGTCCGCCGATGCCTTCCGACGTGTCGTAGGTGGCGCAACGCATGCACCAGCCGAGGCGGCACAGGACGCGGAACAGGACGCCCATCACCCCCTCACGATCTGGTTATTCGCACGCAGTCCAGGCCCCGGAGCGATGCCCAAGAACGCGCACATCTCGCGGCGCCATTTGTTGAAAAGGGCGATGCGGTCGGAGATTTCGGTTTGGCTGCGCACCCACGGCCCGGCAGACACGGTATCGAGGTTGTCAGCGGCGCCGACGATGGCGGATTCGAGCGTTGCGAGGTTGGTCAGGTACACGTCAACCAGCGTTTCCTCGTTCTCGGGGCGCAGGTTGTCGAGGATGCTGGTTAGCGTTTCCCAGGTTCCCGGCAGCGTCCAGCCGTAAGCAAAGTCACGGCTGGCATCGGTGGCGTGGTTGGCGCCCACTTGCGGGTATCCTGCAAAACGGCGAACCGCCGCGCGTTGGCTGTCCGTGAGCGCCATAACCTTACGCCTCCACCCAATCGCACAACTTCCAGTTCGCCACCTCGTCGGGGTGAACGTCGGCGGTGTGCGGTTCGGGATAGCGGTCATCGCGCACCATGCGGACGGTGGCGACGGCGGCAGGCTTCGGGGCCTCTTCGCCTTCCGGCGATTCGGTGGCAGTGTCGCCTTCCACGCCTTCGGCCTCGTCAAGCTCATCGCTGATGGCTTCGGCGTTCTGGTCAGTCGGCAGCGGGTTCTTGCGGGGTCGGGCCATGTGGCGTTTCTCCAAAGAAAAAGCCCGCCGAAGCGGGCTGTTGCCGTTACGGGATTGCCGCCCTTTCGACGGACCAACCCCTCTCAAAAATTCGCTTGCGCAGCAGCTTCGGCGTGATGCCGGTGCGCGCTGATAGATCGGCGATGGTCAGCGTCTCGCCGTTCAGCGTCACAGTTTTGGGCACGAACGGCTTTGCCGCAGGCTTCTTGACATGCCCGGCCCAGCGTAGCGCCTGTGCGCGCCGCATGTTGTCCATGGTGTCGGCCGGCGGAGTCGTCAATGCGCGCCCGATGTCCCAGCCGTAGTCATTCACTCTGGACATGACCATTCTTGCGCTTACGCCAAACTCTTCTGCCCACTCCGTAACCGTCTGCTTGCGGCCGAGATACTCAACTACCGTGCATGAGCGCCGGTTGTTGCAATTCGTCTTTCTTGTCGCCCATCGCACGTTACCAGGCTCGTAGTGCCCGTTGTTGTCGATGCGGTCGATGTCAGCGCCCCGGAAGTAGCCTTCCGGCAATTGCGATACGAACGTAGCAAGGTCGTGCCACGCATCGCAGACGCGGATTCCGCGCCCGCCGTAATCCTTGAAGCTCGGACATTCTGGATTGTAGCAACGCTCCATCATGTGCCGCCAGCGCCCAGCGTGCGGCGACGATGAGAGGCCGTGCTTTGTCGTGCGCTCTTTATGAAGGCAACCGCAAGACTGAACGTTTCCATTCTTTAGGCCATCAAAGCGAATTGCCTTTAGCGCAGACCCGCATGAGCATTTGCAAATCGCAAAATACCTGTACGTGCCAGCAATCTGCCCAAATGCGACAACCTCAAGCCTACCGAAAACGTCACCAACCTTAATAGACGACGCTTTCGTTTCTACCAAACCGAAGTCGGAAAGCATCTCGGCCTCCATATTGCCAGTTGGCAATACTTTACACCAAAACACTTTCCGACAACAGGTTAGATCACAATACTACCCCAAGAGCAGGCACGAGTGCTCGGGCTTAATGTTCGCCACCCCCCAGCACACCGCGATCTCGTACTTGATGCGACGATATTCGCGGTACATGCTGATTTCGAACGTGATGCCGCTCACCGGGTCGGTGATGAGCATACGGTCGTCGGCCATGTCGCCCTCTTCCGGCAGAGCCGGGGCGCGGGTGGCAAGCACGATGGCCGAGCGGCTGAACGCCATATTGGCGGTGTAGCTGTCGCCAACCGCCACGGTGTCGTTGTCCGCCCAAGCCTTGCGGATGCCCGGCGCATTCAGCGTTAGCGAGCCGCCCGACAGAGCAGTGCCGACAACGTACTTGTTGCCGTCACGGCCCGACTGCGAGTTGGTCAGGATGTCGCCGGCCAGGATGGTGCCCGAGCCGGTGTCAACCGCGATGCTGGTCGAGCCGACAGCGTAGCCCGAAGCGTTGTTGATGGCGTAGTTGGCGCCGGTCCCCTTGGTGTGGTAGGCGACACCAGCCGACTCGCGGACCTGGAAGCCCGACAGGTCCAGCAGGACGCCACGGGCGCGCAGGTCGGTGGTGCCTGCCTCGTTTGCCTTGGTCAACTGAGCCAACGAGCGCAGCTTGGCACCGGCAGCGGTGTCAATGACCATCTGGAGGTCAGACATCGGGGCGCCGTTATCCGCCAGAATCTTGCGAACCTGGGCCGGGTCCGACAGGTCCGAGGCAAACGGGGTGGTGCCGGCGGTGCCGTAGGCGCGGGAGGTGCGCTTGTACAGAAGGCCGAGGTCCACTTCCATTTCGTTGACCAGGGTGCGCATGGCCTGAGCGATCTGCTGCACGCGCAGGCTGGCGTAACCGGGGCCGGTGTTGATGCCCATCTGCTCCTCACCGGACCAGCGGAACGGCACCGCACGGGCCTTGGTGATGGTCAGGGTGGTGTTGCTGATGGTCTGGTCGCCGGTATCGGGCGGAAGCTGGCCGGGGCTGATGTCGGCAGCGGTCGAGGCCGGGGTGACGGGGATGCGAATGGTCTGGTTCTGCGAGGCGCGCTCGGCGGACGGGACCAGGGTCACGGCGGGGATGAAACCAACCAGTTCGCGCGAAACAACGTCCATGGCCTCATAGAGGTCGGGGACGAGATTATCCAAAGTGTTCGCCATTTGGCGTGTCTCCTAGATGGGGATTTGACGAAATGCAGGGCCATCCAGCCCAAGGCGCCGCACCCCATCCGGGGTTGTAGGCAAAGAAAAAGGCGCCCGGTTAGGGGCGCCCACTTGTCGGGAAAGCTTGGTGTGACCGTGGCTAGTCGGAAACGACCTTGCCGCCGCTCTTGACGTGCTCCATCTGCTTGGACGGCGGCAGCGCCTGGAATTGCGTCCGGCTCATGGTCTTACCCATGGCGCCCCCATTGCCAGACCCCGGCGCACCACCACCGGAAGCGCCGGAACCCTTGAGGATGGAGTCGCGGTGCGGGTAGGCTTCGACCAGCAGGCTAAGTGCCTCATCAAAGCTTGCCACTTCGCCCGGACGCTCGCGGCTGTAGATTTTCTCGCCGTTTGCGTTGTAGCCAACGGGGACGCCGTTCTCGATCTTGAACGAGCCGCCGAACGCCGCCTTCGCCATGTCGTGCGGAATCGCCAGCTTTTCAGCGATGAATTTGGACCCCGCGAACGAATATCCTAGGGTTTGCTGATCCAGCTTGTTGACAAGCGCGTCACGCTCCCCGGTCAGCGCCTCAAGCTGCTTCTGGACGGAGGCCAACCTCTCCTCGTAAGCCTTGGCGGTTTCGCCCTTCACGCGCTCGACCTCGCCCAGGTCCACCAACTTCTTGGCGTCCAGATTTCCCACGATTTCCAGAGCCTTGCGGGCTGCTTCCGGGTCCAGTCCTTCGTAAGCCTTCAGCTTGCTCTCGAACTCTTCCGCCTTGATGCGGTGGTTGCGGGCTTCGCCGTTCAGCCGGGAGATGGCCGCCACGGTTCCGGGGGCGTCAAACGCGACCTCCTTCCCGTCCTCGTAGCGGTATACGGGCTTGCCGTCCTGAACCTTGACGTGGCCGTTTTCGTCCAGAACCAATTCCATTTTCATGCGCGCACTACTCCATATGCCTCATCCGAGGCGAAGCGCCCGGCCAAATCCATGACGCAGGCAACAAAAAAGCCGCCTCAGTGGGCGGCCTTCGGGGAACTTGTCGGGGTGTGGTTACTAAGCCACAACCCCATCCGCCGCGTTCTCGTCGGCGTCGTGGGTTTCGGTGGTGTCTTCCGGCTTCGGCGCCATCGCAGCGGCAGCGGCCTTCCTGCGGCGCTCGGCAAGGGCGGCAATCTTCGCCTGTTCATCTTCCCAGGTAATTTCGGCCGGCACGATGTCGCGGCGCTGCAACCCGTGGAAAACCGTCTCGTCGGAGACATAGCCCTTGTCGGCGGCGGTAATCAGCAGGTTGGCGCTGGCGTCGGTGAGGTTCGTTGCCCCGAAATCCTTGTAAAGCTGGCACTCGATTTCCGGGGCAGCCAAGCCCTTCCATTCGCACATCAGGCCCAAGGCTTCTTCGAGGGATTCCTCGAAATTCTCGGTGATGCGCTGAAGGATGGACTTTGAACCTTCGCCCTCGGAAACGATCTGTGTCGCCGTGGTGATGTTCGGGCGCTGGACCAGCAGTTCCGCGCCGGTCATGCGCATGCGGTCTTCGAGGTCTAGCAGCGACTGACGGCCAGCGCCAATGGCAGCGCCGGAATGCTCGGCGTAACCGATCTTGGCGTTTTCCTTGGTGGTGCGTACGAAGGACGAGGACCCGACGACTAGCTTGTCATTGTCATCAAAGCCGGTCGCGTACAGGATCGGAACGCGGGCGACCGCGTCGTGACGCCCTTCGTCATCGCCTGCGGCGAATGCTTCTTCTGC